CAATGTTGATCGGCCCACCCTTTGACCCCGCGCGCACCATCGCAGTCATGCGATTCTCGTTCGCCAGAGACGCCTGACCAGACTCGCCCGCACCTTCCGTGGCCTTGTTCAGAGTACCGAACACCTTGTCCTCAAACTCGGCCTGGTTGGACTTGCCCGTGTTGTTGTCAAAGAGGTCCTGGTGAATCTGTAAAAGGAGGGTCTCTACATCGGACTTGGTGTCCTTGATCTTCTTGTTCATCTCGTCCTTCGTGGACGCGTCGGCAATCAAGTCGCTGATGCCAACAGAGAAGCCGTTGTACACGAGGAACTGCTCCATCGTGTTCTGGAGCGCGTCAATCATGTCCACCGTCTCCTTGCTCCCGTAGTCCTTGTAGGTCATGTGGATGATGCCCTTGGATGCCTTGCTGAAGATGCCCTTGTCGAACTGGCCCTCCAGGATCTCGCCGTCGCGGATGACCACCTTGCGCTTGGAGCTGTTGTTCATCTCGAGGTTGATGGGGGGCAGGAGCTGGCTGAGCACCTGGCGCCCCGTCCACTTGCCGTTGTCGCCCTTCGGCTCGGGGATAGTGCCGTCAAAGCGCCGATTCCACATCATCAGGTTCATGAACTCCCTGCGATTCAGGGTGACGTGGTCCCTGGTGATGCGATAGCTCCCCACCAGCGTGTCCTGTACAATGCCAATAACAGGAAGACCATCACGCGGGCGCAGAATCTGGTGAGGAACGGCAGCAATCTCCTCCAGCTCCGTGGCAGCCTCGTAGCTCTGCGGGCAGTGCATGTTCATCTCGTCGCCGTCAAAGTCGGCATTGTAAGGAGCCGTCACGGACACGTTCAGGCGGAACGTCTTTCCCTTTAGCACCTTTACCTTGTGGCCCATCATAGACATGCGGTGGAGCGTGGGCTGGCGGTTGAAGAGCACCACGTCGCCGTCCATCAGATGGCGATTCACGATGTCGCCCTCGCGGAGCACGAGCTCCTTGGTATTCACGTGGCGCAGACTCGTGATGCGCCCATCGGCGTGGCGAATCGTCTTCGCACCAGGGTACGTATTAGGCCCATTGCGAATGAGCTTGTAGAGCTTGTCCAGGTTTCCACGGTGCTCGTTCGTGAACTTAGTCACGCGCTCCGGGAAAGTCAGATTCATCGCGATTTTCTCCGGAACACCGAGCTCGGCGATGGAGATGTTCGGGTCCGGAGTAATCACGGAGCGCGCGCTGAACTCCACGCGCTTGCCCTGGATGTTGTAGCGGATACGACCCTCCTTGCTCCCCAGACGCTGTTGGATGGACTTGAGAGGCCGGCCATTGCGCTGCGCACTCGGGGCCACACCAGGAATCTGGTTGTCCACGAGAGTGGCTACGTGGTACTGGAGCACGTTCGTCCACTCGTCAATGACCGACTTGGCCGCGCCAGCCTCAATGCGGGGCTGGAGGTAGGTATTATTGGTCTTGATGATCTCAGCCAGCTTGTGCGTGAGGTCGTCCTCGGAGCGCTGGTTGTTGTCCTGGATCACACTGGGACGAACCTGCGGAGGAGGAATGGGCAGGACCGTACAGATCATCCAGTCAGGGCGACACCAGAAGCGATTCAGGCCGAGAAAGTCCACGTCCTCGTCGGTAATACGGCGGAAGAGGCGGAGCACATACTCCACCTCCAGGCTCTGCTTCTGCTTCTCGCCGTTGCCGTTGGCGTCCTCCCACTCGGCCACAATGCGCGCAATCCCCTCGCGCACGTAGCGGTCAGGCTGACGAGCACCACAGCCGTCCTCCGTCTCCTGGCCACAGCGCTTAATCTCCTTGGATGCCGTGAGAACCTCGCGGTACCTCGCCTCCCCACGGCGCTTCAGATAATGCTTGCGGAAGTTCTTGTCCACGAGGAGCTTAGAGCACCGAATACAGACACAGGACAGGATGTTTTGCACGAAGGGCAGGAATTGGATGTAATAGACGGGGCGGGCGAGGCGGAAGTGGCCGAAATGGCCGGGACACTTGTGATTCGTCTGCCCACAGCTTCGGCACTCCTTGCCATTGTCAAGAACACCCATACGGGGATCGAATAGACCCCCGATTTTCGGCTCGGTGCCCTCATATGTGCCGGCGTTGGTAATCTCTACCACTGACCTGCGCTCAATCTCCTCAGGACTGAATACGCAAATCTGAATGCCAACAATAGGCTCTACTTCTGATGAAGGCAAATTGAACCCGGCGGGCATCTTCTAGTTGATTGGGATGAATTGTCTAAGCCCCCGCGCGAATCACTTTTTAATCGGACCTTGCCGTCTGGAAAAATATTCAATTCTTCTTCAAATAATCTCCGTAGACTTTCATCGCATCTTTCATACCAGGCGTTTGATGCTTGTGATACTTTGCGCGATAATACATAGTACGTGCTACCTGTTGCGCCTTAGTACGAGTTGCTCGGCCGAGCCGTTTTAGAGTATTCCGTGCTTTTTTCGCGGTTCCGTAGGCTGCCTTGAATTTGGGTGGCTTTTTTGGATCATTAAATACCGCCATTCTAGTTTATAATATCTAAGTTTTGCCACGACGAGTAGTTCTACGGCGCTTCAAGTAAGAGAAATTGCTAAGAACCTTGCGCGTGTTAAATTTACGGATATCGTTCAAATTCACGCGATATTCCTTTATCAGGTGCTTCATGGCACGAATTACTTTTCCGTGTAAAACCAAAAGTTCCTTTTTATGATGAGCATAGTCTTTGTCATTCACGAGCTGGAAAATCGCATCCTTCAAGTGCGCCATTCCATTGACGGTGGATTGCGCATAGGAATATTGGAGGTCCTTATCTTTCACGGAGGCGATGCGTCCTATATGCTCTAGTTCTGAATTTGCCCAGTACATTATAGACTGAGGTGTGGTATCATATATATGTGTTGTCATTCTTCTGTAGTATGTATAGATTAAAAAGCTGTGTTAAAGGGGAACTACGTACTTCAAGGAGAATGTCGTATACGCTCAACCTCTTGCCTTCTGAGGACGCCAAGCCCTTCTATGTTTCTGCCAGTCGTGATAACGAGAACGCGGGTTATGACCTCTATGTCCCTGCCGAGGTGACTTTTGCCCCAGGACAAAAAATCCTGGTGAGCATGGGTGTCAAGGCGGTGATGACCTTTGCCTATAATACCTGTCACTACTGGATGCTCCCTAGGTCGAGCATCAGTAAGACCGGGCTCATGCTCTGTAATTCCGTGGGTGTGATTGACAGGAGCTATCGCGGAGAGCTCATGGCATATCTGTGGAATACTACGGACAAGCCAGTCACCGTAAAACGGGGTGATCGTCTTGTACAGATTGTTGCTCCTGACATGGGTTGGATTTCCCAGATGAAGGTAGTGGATTCCTTAGACGAGACAACGAGAGGCGCGGGGGGCTTTGGATCTTCTGGGGTATAAGGCTCACGTCAGAATCGGCCGGTGGCAAAGGGCGGAAAGGGAGAGGTACATTGCGGTACTGACCAATAACTTTCCAGGCAGGCATTTGTTTCCTGTATAGGGAATTTCTTTTATATGGTTGTGAAACTTAAGGGAATCATCCTCGTCATCACCGCCTCCTTGATAACCACTCGGAGGAGAATAGAATCCCTCTTTCAGATCGCCAGTGAGTGCTGTACAGTCACTGGCGGAATGTGTACGGGATGAACATACGGGACACGCGGCAACTCGTTCCATTGTTGTGGCGGGACTATTCTGTAGCCCTCGTCCATTGTCAATTTTATCAAGGGCACTTCTGAAGGTCATGGCGAATATCAAGGGCCACCTCTGTATACTTCGTAGAAGGTGTGATACGCTCTAAGAGATATCCGATATCCTCTCCGCCCGGATAGCGTACCATGACAAAGCGCAGAAGGCCGTATTCACCTGCCAAGCCTACACTAAAATCCCTCCCAATGGATTCTAGGGCGGCACCTTCGGCGATATGCTCTCCCCGTATACTCGGATCCGTGGCCAAATCTTGAATGACGCGAATATAGTTATCAGGCGTATTCACCATATAACGAAACATAGGTATAGTTGGGAACATATAACTAGCATGCCTTGCCGACCAGGTCTCAAGGCCTTGTCGGGTAATGACACGCGCTCCTCCTTCAGACACAACCGTGTACTTTAACACCATCCTGTATATACAGTAGAAAACCGATTTAAATGTCGTGGTTCGTCTACTGTCTCGCCACAGCCTCTGAACCCATAAATACCTATATTGGAGCGACCGTTGACCTGGATCGCCGACTTTCGCAACATAATGGGCTACTATCAGGAGGAGCTCGTGCCACTGGCAGAAGGCCTGCGCAGTGGTACCGTGTGTGTCACGTAGCCGGCTTTACCAACCAGCATTCCGCACTCAGCTTTGAGTGGCACTGGAAGCACTACTCAAAGAAGATAAAGGCCGATCCTCTTACACGTCGTCAAAAAGGGCTGGATGCTTGTTTGGAATGGAGTAAAAGGATTGGTTCCGAGGATGAGCTATCCGTTGTGTACGAGTGACTTCAGGCTATCACATTCCTCCTCCGTTTTTATCACATGATAATGACCTTCCAGACCTTGTAGATGAGGAATCTCGGGATTGTGTGTCTGGTGTACGGTGGCCCACGGGCAAAACGCAATAATCCTTGCCGCCAAGTCTTCTCTGTCTACCGAATCATACGCACTATATCCGTTCACGTTCACATGTACGGATAAGTTGCGCATCTGGTGTTTCTTGGCGAATGCGAGCCCTTCCCACACGGTCCCCTCGGCGCATTCTCCATCCGAAAGAAGACAGAAGACGCGCCGAGAAGGATCGGCCATGGCGAGACCTACAGCCACGAGCACGGCGCTTCCCAGAGAGCCCGAAGAAACGTGAATACCGCGAGAAGGATCTCTCGCAGGATGTACTCCAAAATCCTCCACGAGTTTTTCGGCGTCCTGGCCCTCGAACTTTTCCAAGGCCACATACTGAGCCAGGCCTGCGTGGCCGGCAGAAAGAACCACGAGGTCTTTTGGCCCTTTCATCGCATAAATAGATTCTAGGATGGGGTACATGGTCAGGCAACTTCCTAGATGCGCGAGGCGATGGCGATAGGATATCTCAATGATGCGCTCCATTACTTAAGGCACGCATGGTAGATTTTAGGCCTTGCTCGAGAGGTGTCGTGGCCGCCAGGCCATAGGAGCTACGCAAATACTCGGTGTCACAGACCCACGATGATGAGTCATAGGGCTTTGCCTGGGCCGGCTCCATATAAAACATATGGCCTGTCAACCGTTCCACCGTCTTCACAAGTTCCAGATTAGTCGTTTGCTTGCCGGTGCCTATATTCACCAGGTCAAATACCTTATTACATGAGTTCACAATTTCTATGAGGATGCCTACAAAGTCTTCGATATATACATAGTCATGTACCCCTTCCGAAAGACGGATCTTATCAGGAAGAGACAAGAGGATCGGAATAAATTTGGACGGCTTCTCGCCCGGCCCATACACTGTAAAAGGGCGTATGACGAGGGTCGGAATATCGTAAGTCATGCTAAAGGAGCGTGCCAGCATTGTTGCCGCCGCCTTAGTACCTTCGTATATAGTTTCTGGCTCTAGGAGCATGTGCTCCGCCATAGGCTCGGCCTTTCGCCCGTATTCGCTAGAAGAACCAATTACTACTAGGCGCTTGAGAGAAGCCTTTGCCGTTTTACAGTAATGGAGAATCGCGTGTGTCAAAGAAACATTGGTACAGAACATCTTGGATTCATCGACGAGTTCCGCGGCCGTGTGGAAAATATAGGCAGGGTTTACTTGGCGCAGGAGTTTCACGGTGGATTCTATGGAGTCTGCGCGCGTTGTCCCATGAACCGTGTAGCCTTGGGCTTCACAGGCAGTTTTCAGATGCGATCCAATTAGTCCGCCGATTCCTGTGATGAGTACTTCAGTGGCCATTGCTGTATTGTTAGACGCCTAAACGATTTAGCCCGGATAGATATTTAGATGTCTCGTTTCGTAGTGACGAGTCTACACGACGAGGGTTACCAGAAGCTGGCCGATATTACTCTGGAGAAGAACAAGAAGGTCTACTGCGAGAAGCACGGATATCCTCTTGTCGTGAAAAGCTCTGGGTGGCATGACATTGCGATGGGCTATGAAAAGGCATATTTGTTCAAGGACGCATTTGATGCGCATCCTGAGGTGGAGTGGCTCTTTTTCTCCGAGTGCGACACCCTCATCACAAATATGAACATTCGTCTGGAGTCTATTGTGGAAGGGGTGGATCCCAGCGTACATATGCTCATTACAACCGATGCGAACGGAATCAATGCGGGCAATCTATTCATGCGCAACTCGGCAGAGACGTATCGGTATTTGGACGAGATGATTCGCTGTATACCGAATTATCCCAATGAGCAGGCATTCATCCAGGATTCCTATGGGGGCTATGGGCGTCTGTCAAAGAGGTATCGGTCCATGATTCAACTCATGCCTCAGCACCGCTTCAACTCCTATGAGTACAGGACGATTAAATGGACGAAGAGGGGTTTCTCCCATGAGATGAGCCATGAGAAGTTCTCGGCAGATGACCGGGGTCACCGAGGCCAGTGGGAGAAGGGGGATTTCCTCATCCATTGGCCGAATACTTCTTTGGAGTTGCGTCTGAATCTCGCGCAGTTCTATTCCCAGTATATCATCTCGGGCGATAAGAAGCTATCTATTTCCGAGAAACTTCTCACGACGAAGGGAAAGGAGCTGACTGTTTACAGTGAGACACTGGAGGTGGTGAATCACATTGAGCGTCCATCAAGCTACTTCAATGTAATCCAACGCCAGATAAACACCGAAGGCATCTATGACCGTTTTTTCAAGGATAAGGATGACCTGGTGGTGCTTGATTTCGGCGGAAATATCGGCATGTTCAGTCTGCACGTGCATGACCGCTGTAAGAAGGTATATACGCTGGAGCCTACTCCTGCGCACTTCAAGATTCTGTCCGAGCTCACAAAGCCCTATGAGAATATTGTGACTCTGCCCTATGCGCTAGGAGCCAAGGATGGTGAGGCAGTCTTTTATCTGTGCGATGAGAATACGACGATGAATAGTCTTGTGAATAACTACGGGAAAGAGATTCGCGTGCCCTCCATAACTGTGGAAAGCCTTGTTCGCCAGTTTGATTTGCAGGTTGTGGACTTTGTGAAGTGCGACATTGAGGGTTCTGAGATGGTGGCGATTACTCGCGAAACCATTGAGCCTGTAAAAGGGGTTGTGAAGGCGTGGTTCTTGGAAGTACACAGGACCTCTGCGGGAACGCACGAGGAGAATAGGAATGTGTTAAAGGGTGTGTTTGAATCGTGTGGATATACTGTGGAGCTCATTGGATTTGACACGCTCTATGCGTTCAAGGGCTAAAAGTCGGGTCTTATGAAAAGGAAGATGCGTCGGCTGTTCGCGGGCTTCTTAGAGGAAGAAATGGCTGCGGACGATAGGATTGTCCTATTGACCGCTGACATTGGATTTGGGGTTTTAGATTCTTTGCGTCTGCGTTTTCCTGAGCGCGTCATCAACATAGGCTCTTCGGAGAGTTTGATGATTGGCGTGGCGATAGGCATGAGCTACGCAGGAAAAATCGTGGTCTGTTACACTATAACGCCCTTTTTACTGTACAGGCCATTTGAGATGTTGCGCAATTATGTGAATTACGAGAAGGTGCCGATCAAACTCGTGGGGTGTGGGCGCGACAAGGATTATCCCCACGACGGTATTACGCACTGGGCCGAGGATGATGAGGCCATTGTGCGCACCGCCTTTCCGAACATCGGGTTTCATAAGCCTGAGGAGCTTACTAGGGAATGTGTAAAAGGGATTCTGTATAGTGCTTCGCCAGAGTACTTGAATGTGCGGAGAAATTGATCGTCCTTGTAATCACCTAAATATATATGCCTATATACATACTAAAATGGCCGGTCTGGAAATAAGAGATTCCGTACTATTCTATGATAATAACCCAGCGTATTATATACGCGATTATTATTATTACATCTACGAGCTCGTTAAAGAAATAATGAAACATACACCTACTAGATCTAATAGTACGATTAAGATACATATAAATTATGAACATACGCTAGTTATTCCAGGGGGTCGCGACACCAATGGTAGTCCAGTTGGATCTATACCTGTTTTAAATACTCCAGGTATGAATTACTTGGTACGCCTACCCGATTTAGACAAACTAGTATCAAGTGACATTATATTTGATTATAGTATTCCAAATTGTAAAAATGTGGAGTCGTCCAGTGATTATAGTTATCTCTTTAAAAAATATATTTATGTTCCGCCACTTTTATATCCACTAAGAATAGATATAAATAATAGACATATCGATATTTTAACAACATTTATAAACACTAATGAACCAAGGCGTAAGGAATTACTTGATAAAATAAAATCAAATAACCTTCCACATCACAATATAAATACATGTTTTGACAAAAATCAACTTCAGGCAATATATAATTCTACTAAAATTATTATTAATATACATCAGACAGACCACCATCACACATTTGAAGAGTTGAGGGTGTTGCCTGCTCTATTGTGTGGTGTTATCGTTGTATGCGAAGAAAGCCCTCTAATGGAACATATTCCGTATAAGGACTATGTCATTTGGTGTAAATATAATGAGGTTATAGATTTGACAAAACATATTATGGATAATTACACAACATATTATGAATTACTATTTTCAGAAACTAAGATAAATAATCTGCGTAATATAATTGAGACCCTTCATATTAATACTATTCTAATGATACATAACGCCCCTCTAAAATCAGGTGGCAACTTACAGGTCTAAACTTATTCTGCGCACCTATAAGCAAATGCCATCTGCTGCAGCAGCTGCCGTGTTCAATACGCGTAGTGTAAAAGGGGATGTTACATTTACGAATAAGGGGGCCGGTGTTGTCGTCGAAGCAGTGTTCACGAAGTTACCTGCGGGCGAGCACGGTTTCCATATTCATAGGGCGGGCGATTTACGCGGCGAGGGGTGTAAGGGGGCGTGTGCGCATTTCCACAAGGGCGAGCAACCTGGCATACATGGTGGTCCACCAGGATCCAAGGGTCCGAGGCACACAGGAGATCTGGGAAATATCTCTGGGGCGGGTACGTACGTCTATACCTTACGAGGCTTGTCGGCTGAGGAGCTCTTTGGGCGTTCTCTGATTGTCCATGAAGATGTCGACGATCTCGGGCTAGGTGAAAAAGAGGATTCGTTGACGACTGGGCACTCAGGTCGGCGGATTGCGTGTGCCGTCATAGGGCGTACCATGGAATCGTGTTAGGTTCGCACAGAGTCCCTCTGTAGAAGCTGGGGCGACCATTTGATGGCTGCGAGGTGGAGTGCGAGAACCTCTCGTGCTGACACAAGATAGCGAATGTCTTCTGGGTCTTCTAGATGTAGAATACAGTGCGCCGTGTTATTCCAGCCATAGTAACGAATATGAGTCATACTATCTTTAGAACCGTATGCCACGATCTGGGAAATATAGGATGGGTTTGGCATATTGCCTGATGCGCGTTTGTACAGCCAGTCGCTGTTCTCCTTCTGTGTAAAGACCTGGTCCTGGAACATCTTGATATTTCCTTCAATGACACGTCCGTATTTGTTAAAGCGGAATGTGCCTAGCCATACCTGAAGAAGGTCAGGCTGTGGCTGGTTAGATAGTAGAATGACTTTGCGTAACTGATTCGCCAAGTAGCCGAGGGCCAGGGCAGCGAGGAAAGAATAGAGGCCAAATAGAGATAGGCTGTATTCACCGAGATGATCTTGGATGAATACAATCACTGCTTTCGTCTGAGGAGAAGGGACAATGAGCGAGTTCATTTATGAGGTGTAGGGACCTGGATTTATGGCCCACGGGGGCATTCAATTTTTAGAGTGCTTGGTCTAAAAATATGACTGGCGCTTGATGAGCTTCCGTGCCTTGGGAGAGTCAATGGGGATCGTACCAACATCCGCCTCCACGGAAAGCTCTACGTAGCAACCAATGGTGGGCTCACGCGCAATCTTGTTGTAGTCATAGTGTAGCTGGCGAATGTGCTTGAAGCCACAACGGATATAATTCTCCATCACGTAGGGATCACGCAGTGCCACCGTGTTTGTGCGCGCAATGCGGAAACGGTCTACGTAGCTGTGCCATGTATTGATAGGCCCTGGGGGAGCGTAGACATAGTACATTATATGTTTTTCTAGTTATATTTACCTATAAACGCCTTTAAACATTCCCTGCTAATTATAATCGTTGTATATGGAATGATACCTTGGGTTACGTATAACCTTATCTTCGGCGTAGTCATATTTTGGTATAAGAAGTACATTATCCACGATCTTTAATTCCATATCCTCGATGGCTAGTATCGCTTCTTTTCCCCTAGGATGTGAAAAATGAATAAAGCGCGAGACATTACTCATATGATCCAGGACTATGAAATCGGCCCTTTGACAGATAATAATGCCGACCAACATTTCTTCTACATGTTCGCACATTTCGGCATTTGTATAATCCTCTAGAGGTTTTTGGGGAATATTTGTAGATAAATACTCCGTATTATGAGAATATTTGTATGTAATATTATTATGTAAATATAACGCTGGGCGCGCTGCCTCCATATCAAGAGATGTGAAAAACATGCCGAACTTTGTTTCAGGGCACGTCGTGAGGACACGGATAGTGTTATTCACGATATGTATAATTTCTTTGAACTCCAAGAAGGCTCTATAATCATCTGTCTGAACAAAGATGGTGCTTGGATTCTTTTGCAGAGCAAGGTGGGCATAGAAATTCATATGTATAAATAGAGATTCTCCCAGTAGTTTGTCACCTCTGCGAATAAATACCGCCACGTATGTATGAAGCCCCAGGTCCTTTTGAACGACGCGGGCTTTTTCTAGGAGGTGCGGTTGGAAGTCAAATAGCTCTTTTATGGCATGTTTGTACTGAGCTACAGTGAAGAGTCGTATATCTTCTCCCCCTATGTCAATTTCTGGCACGGGGCTTTCAGGCTTCTCGGCCATTGTTGTGAAATAGTCTGACCAACCGAGAGCATGAGCGAAGGTCCACTCGGCAGAATTCAAATACAGTGTCACACCTTGGTGTTTACATATCATATAGTTCTCCAAGAGACGGAAAGCGTCCGAGAAAAATCCTAGAGTGCTTTTTCTGAGGAAGAATTCCATTGTGAATTATTGGGAGGGGGTGTTTATATGGTTTTTACGATACCGCCGTTTACGCATAGTTTGAAGAAAGGTATCTATGCGTTTCTGCGCACCATCCTTCGGCGAAGACTTCACATCCTTACACAGGGCCGTAAATTCATCTTCTATGATAGATGATTTATAAGCCTCATAAAAGGCTTCCGTGGAATTACCCATAATTGCGTAATAAACGGTGCTGGCCTTCCAGTACGTGCGAGGCTCTTTTACCTCTTTCAGAGGCTTGAGAGGATTCTTAGAGATGGGCACGGAAGCGAAGTGTTCATAAGAAGGGTATGCCTCAGAAACAACCTTACACTTTTGTAAAAGGTCTGGGAGACTCATTTCATTCTTCATACTATTACAAGAACCACAGCATGGCCTAGATGTTTCAATAGTATATTTGCGTATAGTATTATCCACACGGTCCAAGCCGATTCCTTTGGATGACTGGAATCCACATAGATAGCACGGAGAACGGCTCAACCAATCCCATTGTTCCTGGGTAATTTCAAACTCTAGTTTACGTCCTTCTGCCTCTCTTTTATATGCCGAATAATTGCGATGATTTGTCCTCGTATAATAGAGCGACCATTTACTGTAAAAAGTCTTGGAGGGAATCATATGTTTTGCTATAATCTTACACTTTTCTATGAAAAACGCGGGATGATAGAAATGCTTCATCCTATTACACGTCCAACACGCGGGCACGCAGTTTTCTTTCGTATATCCAATATCATTATTTATCCTGTCAATACCCAAAGCTTCTGATTCTGTTTTTAATTTACAGTAATGGCAAGCACTTGTAACAAGTTCTTTGAACTCATCAAAGTTTATCTGGAAGTCTCCGTAACCTCTAACTAAAGATTTGGTTACATGGCTTTTATAATAAGTGTCTAAGTTATCTATGCGCTCTTTCTTATAATTCCTCATACGATCTTCGCGCTTCTTATCACACTTCGCCTGTTTTTCTAAGCATTCTCTACAATGCATAGAATCTTTTCTGCGCCCTGTTTGAAATGATTCAAAATCCTTTGTACACTTTACACAGGATCTTGTGTGATTATTCGTACTTTGTGCAACCTCAATAAGTTGTCTACGAGAATCTAACCGCTTCTTATCCGTTTCCCTTATCTTTTCTAGACAGCTGTCACACGACTTCTTAGATCCATCCAGGACAGTAAAACATCCTCGTGCTATATCACAGAATAAGATACCCTTCTCCTTTTCCTCCGAATAATAAATATCTCGCAGATGTTTCTTACAGTATTCATCATTCGTTTTGAATGTACACCCATCGTGTTTACAGTCATTCTCCTTCTTCATAAGCCTTGCCCTACAATCTTCACAAGAAGTCATTCCATCTTCTAAGACCTCATTGCTACAACCTCTGAAAAAGAATCTACACCACTTCTTACCTTCTGCCAGGCCATCATCATATATCTTATTCCTCTGGTGGCGTCCACAATACATTGTAGAATTCGGAGGGAATTTACAGCGGTTTCCTTTTCTAGGACCTTCTTGTATGGTTGCTTTACACGTTTCCATTCTATAATAGAAACGTGTAAACTGTTTAAGCCGTCCACGGCTTCCTGCCGGGGTTTAACCAATTGAAGAGTTACCGTGGACACCGTCACATACTAAAATGTATACAAATTGTAATCCATGACGTGTTTATATCATGAATGTCCTTAGTTGCTATACGCCAACCCTCCCATTCCGCTCATCACGCGGAGCACATTATAGTTCGTCGCGTACACACGCACCTGAGAGCTCGTGGAAGAGCCCACCGCGTTGTTGGACACCGTCAGCAGGAGCGTGGTGTTGTCAATGCGGGACAGGTTGCAGGTGCCACTGGGCTGGTGCTGCTCAGGGGACAGGGCGAAGGAGTACACGTTGATGCCCACCGCCGGCACGTTGGTGTGGTGCTGGTAGGGCTGCACCAGGTTGAAGTAGTCGCCCTCGCGCACCGTGAAGCGGTCGTGGCCGTTGAGCTGCAGCAGAGCCGTCACCACGGGGTTCTTGCCCGCCATGCCCTCCACGCGGGTCACGGAGTAGCCAGACTCCAGGCAGGAGCGGTCCCACCAGTCGGAGTAGTTGAACGGCTGCTGGCCCTTCCACGCGTTCACCACCGCGTCGTCGCACGACACGAAGGAGTCGCGCTGCACCACCCACACAAGCTCCTTGCAAGGGTGGTTGAAGTTCAGCTTCAGCTTGTTGGAGGAGGAGTTGATGGACTCCGCGCCCGTGAACTGGAGCACGTCGATCAGGTACTCGTGGGACACCTGGGCGAACTTGCGGCGCTCGTCCGTGTCCAGGTAGATGTAGTCCACGTACAGAGACGCCGCCACCAGGTTGGCGGAGTTCACGCGGTCGCGCACCACGTGCACGTTGGCGTTGCCAGGCGCGTTGTCCCACACCAGGTTGTTCAGGTCGTTGAACTGCAGGTTGATGCGCACCTCGTGGTACTGGAGAGCGATCAGGGGCAGCGCCAGGCCAGGGTTGCGGCAGAACCAGAACTGCAGGGGCACGTACAGCGTGTACTCGGGCGTGCAGCCCAGGAGCTCCGCAGACGAGTTGGGCTCGCCGCCCGCGCAGTCGTTGTCGCAGTCCTCGCCGCCCTGCACAATCAGGTTGGTCAGGTAGGGCACGTTGCCCACCATCTTGGCGTAGCCCGCCTGCTTGCCAGGCTCCTGGGTGAGCTCATTCCAGATGTGGAGCCAGTCACCATAGTGCTTGTCAATGCGCTGGCCGCCGATCTGGAGCTCAACCCAGTCAACCAGGTTGTGGCCCACCCAGTTGAGCCAGCGGAACTGCGCGCCAGAGCCGTCGGCGGCCTGGAGCTTCACGGAGGGCAGAGTCGCCTGCAGGTACATGCGGTAGATCAAGTCGCCGTTGCGCTGGATCGTGCACGTCACCTGGTTGCCGAAGCGAGGGTTACCGTTGAAGGGGTTCTCAATGGACTCCATCGCGAAGTTCGTGTGGCGACGGTACACCGCCTTGAAAAAAGTAATCTGGGGGTTACCCGTCAGGTACACATCCTGGGCGCCATAAGCCACGAGCTGCATCAGACCACCACCTGTCATTTTGTTATACCCCTAACTTAGAAAAAAAATCTGCCGGAGAGGAGTTCCTACAGTATTCGCAGAAATTTTCGCAGCTGCCTAAAGATAGGTGGGTTGAACTACTCAATGACGGCGCAAACACCTAAAGAGAGTCTATTTACAGAGCTTTTTCACCGGAGGCCAGTGGATCCTGGACTTGTTCGCCAGGTTCTCGGTGCGTTTGAAAAAGAGGTGGTGGCCCTGGCGTTTTATTGGTTGGGACTCGGGAATCGCGCAGGATATACTGCGATTATGACGGAAGTGTTAAAGGGGTGTCCTAGATTAGCCGAGGACATTCTAAGGCGGGTGCCCGTGGATGGAACATGGGTAGATCTGTGGGAACTGTATGGAATATCGGAGGCAGGGGATAAGGCGATTGATTCGGTGGTTCTTGGACAGTTTATGGAAGATCAGGAATCGGAGAAGCCGAGTCAGTTCGTCAGATGGCTTCCTGTGGATCTGAAGAATCCTTTGACGAGGCGTTTTGCTCGGCTTTTCTTTCCATGGACACTGGGTGGTAAGCAGATACGTAGATATCGCGGGGCTGTTTCCTGCCTGAAGCGATTTTGCGCTGCTGGCGTAGCAGCAGCAGTGCCGGGAGAGAGAATATTTTCATCGGCTGTGGCGGATAAACTCCTGGCACCTGTGTTTCTCACAATGGCGAGAAAATATCATACGGATTACGTCATGTCCGATGTTATTCCGGAAGATACCGTGTTTATGTGTGACTTCAGCGAGTCCATGTGGGGGAGACCTTTGGCTATATCATTGACCCTTGGGATCATCAGTGGTCGTGTCCTGACATTCGATACCGAGCCACGTTGGCACACATTTCGGCCTGGAGATAGTTTGCGTAAAAAGATGGCATCCACTCGTTCCATTGGACGTGGTGGGAAAGTAGACTTCCAGAAGGCGTATGAGCTTATTGGTACTAAGAAGTATCTGGTTGTCATCACAGACATGGATTATGAAGATGTGTTTAGTCCCGGGCTTTGTGTAAAAGATGGGTTGATGATGATACTATGGAATGTGAGCGCTGTGGTTCGTGGTCCCTATGCTGTCGTACGCGAAGAAGGAGTGGCGCAGATGTACGGGTGGTCTGATGCTATGTGGGACATGGTAAAAAGGGGTATTCGTGTCATTACGCCGATGGAGCTTGTTAGCCCTCCACTAGCAAGGGGACGAGCCTCTCCGCAATTCGCTTGACGACGGGCACGGACACGGCATTACCCGCGAGCTTGTAGAGATTCGCATCAGATAGAGCAGGCAACACATAAGTCTGCGGGAATCCCTGGAAGTTGAAACACTCCCTTGGGGTGAGCTTACGAATTCCCTTGCTGTCCAGGACGAACGGGACATTGTGCCCGCCACCGCCCATATTTGCCGTGAGTGTAGGGCACACCTTGCTCTTGTTTTCGCGTACATAGACGCGCCTGTACTGATAAATCGTCAGGGGTTTTTTCACCGCGTCTTTGAGCAAGGGCCAGGCACTGGAGGTCTCCTTGTAATAGTATTTCGCGGGAACCTCGGTCTCTAGCATCTCCGCAATCGGCCTCTTCTCCATCTTGGGGAAATCCAGGTTGAATTTGTCGTAGATAGCCTTTGATTTAATACAGACAATGTAAATTCGCTCCCTGTGTTGAGGAATGCCTGTAACATCCGAGGTATTCAGAACCTTGTGGCAAATGTGGTATCCACGATTTTCCAGCTCAGTGCGGATGGTCTGGAATGTCTTCTTGTCGTCGTGGGTGACGAGATTCTTCACGTTTTCCAGTACTACACAGCGGGGCTGATGATGGTCAATAATCGCGAGAATCTTCCAGAAGACGTTGGAGCGCTCATCGTTGAAACCCTCTTGATAGCCGGCAATGCTGAACGGCTGACAGGGGAACCCGCCGGTCAGAATATCGTGTGGAGGGATATCTTCCACTTTAATGTCATTTAGATTCCCTAGAGTAAGCTTGTGGCCGAAGTTCGCATCATAGGCCTCCTTGGAATGTTTCACCATGTCGTTGGCAAATGACACGGTGACTGCGTTAGAGGCACCGAAGGCCAAACTAAATGCGCCCGTGCCGGCGAAGAGATCCACCATTCTGAGAGGCTGAGCCTGAGCGCCAGGCTGAGCACCAGGACCAGGAGCAGGGGCTTCCAGAAGCTTCACAAGTTCCTCCTTCTTCTTTGCACTATACCCTTTTACCCCCTTCTGCTTACAAAGCGCAATGAGTTCCTCGCGCGTCTTATCCATATTTCGTGAGACTGTATTTATTTATGGTTTGGGTGGTCAATTTTTATCTGTAGCTTCGTTTACTGCAACGTATACTACAGAACTTGTTGAAAGATGCATTAAAGAATGATATGTGATTCTCACATATATATTATTATCCCAAACCATTGTACCCGTTTGTTTACCTATTATATATATGTAAGCAGAATATACTACAGAAAGAACTCCAAGTCCTATAGTTTTCTTAGATACATTATAATAAAATCCTATGTAAAAGGAAGATATCAAATAATTCAGTAGGGCTGTTTGGTCTATTATAAGAAATGTTGGATGATGATAATTATGAATTACAAATGATGTGAATGCTAGTAAGAAGCACGTAGAAGCATGATAATTATATCCTTTTTTCAGTGATATATATCCTGGGAAAATGTATAGAGAACCTGTTAATGATAGTAGCCGATCTGGATTCATATATACGTGGAAACTAAGTATTTTAGACCATTATAAAAGCCGACCTAAACTAGTCCCTGTCCTTGGATTAGAATGAAGGCTACAAGAACAACCTTAGATAATTTACACCATATACAGGTAGGCAATTTACAGAGAGAAAAAGAGGAAGTGGAAAATATGACAATTAAATTAGAAACCCTTAAGAAACGAATAGAAGCGTGTGCGGATGTTGTAGAAAAGACAAAGTTGGAAGATGAGTACGAAGTTCTCAGGAAAAAGCGGGATGATTGGAAAGATAACAAGCCTATGTATGACTATTTTTTTGAGACGGGTGAGATACTTTATAAGTACTATGACCTCCAGGAAAAGATCCAGCAAGGTTCTACGGGTTCTTCCAAGGCTGTTAAAGTGAAGCCAGGAAGTGTCTTGGCCGCGCTGAATGAAGGGACTGCCGAACCGTTTGTTCCCCATCAGAGGGGTTTGAAGCAGGAAGAAGGTCGCGAGGTCTTACTGGAAAAATATCTACAAAAGATTGACCCAGAACACGCCAAGTCCACGAACTCTGTAGAAGATCCTTATGGAATCTGCGAGCGCTGTGATAAAGAGATGACATTCAGTATTAACGAAGCCCTCTTTTTCTGTGACCAGTGTGGCTACCAGGAGTTTGTCCTGATAGACAGTGATAAGCCGAGTTACAAGGATCCTCCTCGCGAGGTGACATATTACGCCTATAAGCGCATCAACCATTTCAATGAGTGGCTGGCCCAGTTCCAGGCCAAGGAGAGTACTGAGATTCCTGAGGAGGTCTTTGACGAAATTATGGAGGAGCTGAAGAAGGAGCGGATATCTAGCACGGAAGGCTTGAAACCTGCGAAGATTCGTGAGATTCTGAAAAAACTCAAGCACACGAATTTTTACGAGCACGTGCCTTATATTTTGAATCGTATCAATGGAAAAACTGCTCCTGTCATGTCGCGCGAAGTGGAGGAGAAGTTGCGATTCATGTTCAAGGAGATTCAGAGCTCGTTCGTCAAGCACTGCCCAAAGAATCGGAGCAACTTCTTGTCCTATTCGTACGTCTTGTACAAGTTCTGCGAATTGCTGGAGCTAGATGATTATTTACAGTGCTTTCCTTTGTTGAAAAACCGCGATAAGCTATACAACCAGGATAAGATTTGGGGGCTGATATGTGCGGATTTACAGTGGCAGTATATTAGGTCGATTTAACAAGTAAAAAATTGATCCATGATATTTTTATATATAAAGTCCGCAATGCTACATTCAAAGCCTCTTATTCGCTTTGATGGTACTAAGCTCTTGCTCGTAGAAAATGAATTGCCCACTACTCCTGTTAAAATCATATCTATTATTGGCAAGGCTCGTATGGGTAAGTCTAGTTTCTTGAATGCCTTTATAAGTAAATATTCTGGTAAGAATACCACTATATTTACTACTCAAGATGGAGATGACCACTGTACGCTTGGAATAGATTACTATTACATTCCTGAGCATAATGTGCTACTACTAGATAGCCAGGGGCTAGCACACGAGAACGCATCACACGATCCTTCACTTCTTCTATTTATATATCTTGTATCAAATATTATTATATTCAACGAGTCAACTATGCTTCAGAATTCTG